GCGAGCCTTCTCGACGTCGGAGATGTACTTGTTGACGAAGTCTTCGCCGTACTGCTTCTTGGCGCCGGTGATGATGTCGCCGAGCTTGGCGATGATGGTCTTGGCCACCTCGCCGAACTCCTTGTTGCCCATCTTCGTGCGCAGCTCTTGCCAGAAGTCCTCGCGCTTGCTGATGGCCTGCACCATCATGGCCGGGGCTTCCTCCTCGAACTTGTCCGGCGTGTAGCTGAACTCGTCGAGGAACTTGTCCTTGCGGTCCTGGCGGAACAGATCCAGCAGCGCAGCATTCAGGCTCTTGCGCTGAGCCTCCGGCAGGCCGTGGTAGGCCTCATGCACTGTGATGGCCAAGGGCGCATCGTCCGCATCGTCGGCGACGAACAGGTGCTTGCCGCCGACGGTGTTGATCATGCCGTTGGGCAGCGCGCCTGCACCGGTCTCCTGGTGGACTACCGTCAGGGTCTTGCCCATCAGGCGCGCCACCGCGCTGGCCAGGCGCTGCGAGTCGTTCAGGTCGGTCGACTTGACCGGCGAAAACGTGACACCGATCTGCTGATCGAGCTGCTTGTTGAGCGAGCTCAGCTCTCGCAGAGGCGCCGTCGGCGCGAGCTTCAGTCCGGCACGTTCAGTATCAGACAGTTCAACCGGCGTGCCGGTTGCTGCTGGGATGCCACCTGCGCCGCCTTGTGCGGCACCTGCCATTTGGCCTGCTGGTGTTGCTCCTTGCGTTTGGCCTTGCTGGGCTTGAGGGGTTTGCGTGCCAAGGTTGGTCTCCTTTTGGTATCCGACAATTTGAAAGCGCCCATTGCCTATGGGCTCGACGCGCCAGTCGTGAGTCTGCCTGGTGTCGATGACCGTGCTGGCAGTGGCCATCGCCTGCTGTGCGTCCTGCTCGTTCGCGTAGCCAGTCTTTGCGCGGCCAGTCCAAGTCAGCGGCTCACCGCCTACGGCTACGCCGGCAGGCTGTTGGCCGGGCGCACCTCCAGGAGGAACAGCCTGTCGATCATTGACTCCAGGGATTGGGGCAGTTCTGCCTCCGAGCCCGGGGGCACCTGCATCGCCAGGTCCTGCAGCTCCCATGCTTCCGTCAATGAGACCGCCCCCTGCCTCACCCCCTGCTCCAGCCAGTCCTCCAGGTAAGCCTGTTGTGCCGACATTCGCGCCTCCCATGCGCAGCTTATCCAGACCGAACTGCTCCTCGGTCGACGGGTTGATCTCGGGCAGGATAGGAGCCGCGTTCGGCAGCGGCACCTCGATGTCCACCAGGCCAGCCTGCTTGGTCGGCGAGTCAGGCGGGGTGAAGTTCTTGACGGTTGCGGCGGGGGAGATCAGGTTGGAGGTTCCGGCCTCCGTGCGCAGCATGTCAATGCTGATAGCTCGAGATGCCTCTGGCCCGAGGTTCTCAAACGCACGCCCAGCCGAGTCGATCTCCCGCGCAATCTGGCGCTCAGGCTCGTAGTAGCCGGTCGCCGCGGCGGCAACCTGGGGCGCGCTCATCAGCTTGCCCGTCACGCCGCCAACAACTCCGGCTTCGGCCAGGCCCTTGGTCAGCTCAATGTCCTTGCCTTGGAAGTACTTGTCGAGCACGTTGCCGCCGAACTGTGCGGCCACTTCCTCAATCGCGTTGGTCAGCCCGTTGGCAGTGATTGCACCGCCGGCCTGCAGAGCGCGCTGGCCAGCCACCGCCAACACCGTGTTGGCCTTGGCAGGAGACATCCCCTTGAGCACGTCTCCGACCTTGTCAAACACGCCAAGCGGCAGCTTCTCGGATACATGCTCCACCGCACCCTTGGCGAGCGCCACGCGAGAGTCGTCTCCTTGGGCAAAGCTCTGGCCAGACGCCGTACCTGCCATGCCTGGCAGCAGCACCGCGCGCAGCGGAGGAGCGAACGCGGCCAGCAGAGACTGCGCGATCTGCGGCGAGTTGGCGGCGAGCTTCGACATCAGCCAAGGCGCGAACTCGTCGCGCTTGATGGCGACGTCCATCTCTTGCTTGCCAACCTTTGGCATGAAGTCGCTGGCAGACTTGGCCAGGTACTCGGTGCCAAATGCCGTAGACACGGGCGGAAGATCCTGCATTCCCAATGCGCGAAGCACTGGGTTGATGGCGGTCTTGTTGAAGGCGTCTGCAGCGACCGAGGGAATGTTGATCACGCCGCTGATCAAACCCGCGGAGCCGGCAGCAATAGAACCCAGCAGCGGATTCTCTTCAGCAAACTTGCGGCGCCCTTCGGCTTCCGCCATTTGGCTGGTAACGCCACTGATCTCGTCTACGCGCAGGCCCTCATCGGCCACGCGCACGCCCTGCGCCAGCATGCGCCGCTCGGCGATCTGCTTGGCCGAGCGGCCATCCATGATGTCGCCAAAGCCAGGAGTGACATCAGGAATTGAGACGGGCGAAGCTGCGCCGGCACCAAGCCTGGGCGGCGGGACATTGCCGGGTCCACGCGGAGCATCCAGCAATCTTTGAACTCGCCCCTCCTGGTCCAGGCTGATGCGCTTGTTTTCTGCCTGCGCCTCAGCCAGGATCTGGCGAGCGGCACGGCCCAGCACATCGGTGCGGTTCTCGGCCAGCGTGGTCAGCAGGCCCATGCGGTCTTCAGGCGCGGCCTTGCCGATGATGTCCCGGCGGACTTCGGCCACATAGCCCTGATTCAGCATCGGGTCGTAACCCGGCGTCTTCGGCACGGGGCCGGGCTGGTCCAGCACGCTGCGAATCAGCGGCCCGCCGGTAGGCGCCCCCTGCATGGCCGTGGCCATGTCAGAGTAGTCTGTCGCGGGCGCAGGAGGCGGGTTGATGGGCCCGCGGCCACCGCCGGCCTTGCGAGCAGAGGGTGTCCCGAACACCTCATCCTCGGGAAGGTATGAGGTCGAGGTTCCGAACACCTCATCGTCGGACAAGTACTTGGTGGCCATCAGTGGATCCTGCTATCAGTTCGCCAACACCCAACCCTTGCCGTCCCAGCGAGCGGTCTTGCCCTTGTTCGGCCCGGCTTGAATGACCTGAGTGTCTCCTACCTTGCGAGACCCCGAGGCCGACGGAGCGGGGGACGGAGCGGCGTCTGAGCCGGAACCCGGCTTGGCTTTGGCCTTACCAGGCTGCCACTCATCCATCGCCGCCTGCGCTTGATCGAGGCGATCAATGAACGGCTTCGCCTTTTCAAGACGAGCCTGCGCGTCTTGGGACTTGTTATTACTGAGAGAACGCAGCGTTGCGTTGATCTCGTTTTCGGCGACACCCAGCTCACGCGCAAGCCGGGCCTTGGCGGAGCCAATCTTGCGCTGCAGGTCTGCGGTCTGGGCATTGATGACTTCGGGGTCCTCGCCGCTTTTGACTGCGTCGGCCTTCGCGCCACTAAGACGCCCGGCCGCAGCGGCCTGCCCGGCCTGCGCACGATTTTCAGAGATCACCGACTCGCCGACAGGCGTCGTGCTGGTCTGCCCCGTGAACTTGTTGCGAGTGACGTTGCTGTCGCCGCCGACGAGATCCTTGCCCGCACCAGCCGCCATGGCCTGGCCGATCATTCCAGCGGCAGCCGGCTGGCCAAGCGCAGCCTCGCTCATGTCCACTTCCTGCTGGTTGCGTCGGCCCTTTGTCACGTCGTCGTACTTGCCGCCGAGGCGGTAGGACTCTTCGATCTTGGCTAAGGTCTGCATCTTGGCCCGAGCTTCGCGCTCAAAGCCTGGAGGCAGCTCCTTGATGGTCTCTTCCACCAGCATCGCACCCCTGCGAGAGACGGCGTCGCTGTACTCATCGTTGGGCCCGGCAGTGTCATCTTGCAGGCGGCCATACCGAGTGATGTCACGCTTGAAAGGCTCGGTGTCCCCCGTCTCGGAGTACTTGCGCAGGCCGCGCAACTCGGGCACGGTCATGCCAGCGCGTCGGGCCAGCATGCCCTCGTCTTCGCCACCCTCGGCAATGCTCTTGGCGGGCAGGCCGCCGTCAGAGCCGCCAGAACCCTGGCGCGACGCAGCCATCTCTGCGCGCAGCTCACGGGTGCGCTGGTTCTCACGCTCGGTAGCCGCCAGGCGCTCGCGCTGGAGCTCAGCCTTCTCACGTTGGCGCTCCTCCTCGAGCTCGCTGCGCATCATGTAGTCGCCAACGGTGCGCCCCGCATTGGCAATGCCCTGGCCGATGCCGGCCCAGATCAGTCCGCTCATGCTGGCATCTCCTCGCTCTCAGCCATGCGGTTGAACTCCTCGGGGTCCACCTGGTCCATGGCCTGCTGAAGTTGCGTAGTATCCATGCCTTGCTCACCCAGGTAGCGCAGGATCATCTGCTTGAGCGCCAAGGCGATGTCGGAGGCCTTGTACTGCATGCCAGCCGCCTCGCCGATGTCGGCCACCTCCTGCAGGATCTTGGTGGCCAGCAGCGCAAACAGCTCATCAGGCACTGCGCCCTCGGTGCGCTCATCCACGATGGACGTGATCTCGTATGCCGTGTTGGCCAGACCCTCAATCGGGTCGCGCGCCGTTTGCAGAGACTTGGCCACACCGTCCGCAGCGTTGTTCTCGTACAGCGCCTGCATGGCGAACTTCAACGCGCCGGTGTAGTTGGGGTCAGTGTCGGGGTCCGGCCCGCCGCTGGTGTCGTTGGGTTCTGGGGCCTCGCCTTCTGCGGCCTCGTGCTGCATAGACCCACCTGCGCCCAGGCCCTCGATCGGCTCTTGCTCGCTGGCCTCATCCTGAGAGGAGGCCATGTTGCGATTGATCAGTCCTGCCATGGTCGTTCCTTTCAGGCGTAGAGGCGCGTGCCGACGTTGCTGTTCCAGTCGGCCTTTTGCTGAGCCGTCTGCTTCGCTTGATCATTCTGGGCCTTCTGCATGCCTACGCCCTGGATCAGGCCGCCGACGAGCTGCGTGCCGCCGGTGATGGTTGCCGCTTGGGCTTGAGGTGACAGGCTGGTAAAAGCGTTGGCGGCGCGGCTGATGAGGCCAGACTTGTTGGTCAGGACATTCGCAGCATCGCCAGCCACAGTTGGCAGGCCCGTAGACGTCGCGCCAGTGAACGCTCCCGCGCCGCCGGCCCCGCCGGTATTGACCGCAAGATTGGCCGCGTCCCCCGCAACGGTAGGTAGGCCCGTGGCCGTGGCGCCAGTGAAGGCGCCGCCAGCCCCCTGAGCCGCGGCAGTTGTACCCTGAATCCCAGCAGACAACTGAGAGCCGGCCTGCGCAAACTTGCCGCCCAATGCGCTGCTGGCCGCGCCAGTGAGACTGGTCCAGGCGTTGGCTATCCCCTGCCCGGCGCCGGACAAGAATCCTGAAATGCCTGTGCCGGCCGGCGCGGCCAGCCCTCCCATCAGCGCCGCGCCACCGAAGTACACCAGCGCAGCCCCAATCAGGATCTTGCCGAACTTCGACTTGGCCACCTTCTTCACGACGTTAACGACGCCCTTAACGACCTTGCTGACCGCACGGCCAATACCTTTGACGACCTTCGACATTTCAGGTTCCTCTCACATACGTCATGTTGATCGACTTGCGACCGAAGCCCAGGCGCTTGAGAAAGCGCACCAGCCGCAGGTCGACATTGGGCTCAAGCTCAAGCACCGCCACCTTGATGCCCGATCGTGACTTCACCCACCTGGCGAACTCGCGCAGCAGGGCCGCGCCAGCGCCAGGCTTGCGCGTGTAGTACAGCAGCACCGAGCACTGCAGGCCTCGATACCAGAACGACTTCTGCGTCATCGCCGCCACCGCAGCCACCACGTCGCCCGCCTCGTCCTCGGCCACCCACATGAAGTGCGCCGGGTTCAAGCACTGTATGGCCATCTCGCGCATCGCCTCGCGGTCCACAGTGACCGGCAGGGGATCGCGCATGACGGACTCCACCGCGATGTCCACAATCGCGGTGATGTCGCGGTAGGTGGCCTTGCGGACCAGCATGATCATCCTCAGGCGCCGCCGCCGTCGGTGGAAATGTTGTTCGGGTCAACGCCGTACATCGGATCCCCAGGCTCGCGCCCCCAGGCATCGCGCTGCATTGCGCCGTCGACGATGCCGCCGCGTGGTGCCGGCGACGGTGCGGGCGTAGGAGTTGGTGCCGGTGCGGGTGTCGGAGACGGCGGGGGAGCGGCATTACCGCCAGGTGTGATCGGCGTGGACGTGCCGCCCGGGGCAGACATGCCTGGCAGCGTCGTGTTGTAGAACGTCGAGCCCCACTGCAGCGTGCTGTTGGCGTTGGCGATGATGTTGTCGATCGCGCCCCGCTTGGCGTCAGGTGTCAAGTTGCCGTCGGCCATGATGGCGTTGATCGCAGAGCTGGTGTTGGCCGTGATGTTGGCCGCGAAGGTGCCGGAGACATTGGACTGCGACAGGCTGTTCTGCAGCTTGACCATGGCCGTCTGCTGTTCGCGATCAAGATTAGCCTGCGTAGCCTGGAAGCTCTGTCGCGCAGTTTCCAGAGTCTGCTGCTGAGCGCGGTCCAGCGCAGACTCACCGCGCTGGAAGCTCTGTCGCGCAGTTTCAAGCGCCTGCTGGGCGGTGATGTTGCGGTCGGTCAGCATGATCTGCTGGGCCCGGTCTTTCTCGGCCTGGGAGGCCTGGAAGGTCTGGGCTGCCGATGCCAGGTTCGCTTGCTGCGTGCGGTCCAGCGCACGCTCGCCAGATTCAAAGGTCCGGCCGGCGACGTTCTCGGTTCGCTGAAACTCTTGCCGCGCCGTCTCAAGTGCTTGTTGCGCCGAGATGTTGCGGTCGGTCAGCATGAGCTGCTGAGCTCGGTCCTTCTCATTCTGCGTGGCTTGGAAGGCCTGGGCTGCCGAGGCCAAGTTCGTTTGCTGGGCGCGGTCAAGCCCGCTCTCTGCCCGCTGGAACTCTTGCCGGGCCCTCTCCAGAGCAGCCGTAGCCGTAATGCTTTTGTCGGCCAGCATGATCTGCTGGGCGCGATCCTTCTCGGCCTGGGAGGCTTGGAATTCCTGCGCAGCTTGGGCTAGGGTCACTTGCTGGGTTCGATCAAGGCCGCGCTGCTGGGCCTCAAACGTGCGACCTGCCAAGTTCTCTGCGCCCGTGAACTGTTGCTGCGACGTCTGCAGCTCACGCTGCAATGATCGATCCATCCCAGACTGGCCGGCCTGGAACGATTGCTGCGCGCTCAAGACCGTCATCTGCTGTTGCCGGTCCAGATTGTTCTGTGCTGCCTGGAACTTTTGCTGCGCATCCTGCAAGTCCTTCTGAGCGGCAATGCTTTGCTCTTGCAGGAAGCGCTGCTGAGCCCTGTCAAGATTGTTTTGCGCACCAGTGAATTCCTGCTGAGCCTGCAGAAGGATTGACTGCTGTTGGCGATCAAGCGCGCTCTCTCGACTCGTAAACGCCTGCTGTCCAGCCTGCATGCCAAACTTGTTCTGCTCGCCGGCATTGAACATGCCGCCCTCGTTGGCGTACCTCTGGTTCGCCAGCGCCTGGTTACTGTAGGTCTGCGCATCCTGCTGCGCGATCGGCGTGATGCGGTCAATCATGGCCGCCACGCCAGCGCCCTGCGCCATGGAGCTGTTGACCAGTCCACGCTGGTTCATGTTCTGCAGCGCCAGCGTGCGCGCACGCTGCATCAGCGGGCTATCCTTGGCCAGCAAAGATTCCACTTGTGCAGCCGCGGTCTCGTTCGGACGATCGACCTCACGTTGTTGAGCCTCAAACCGCGCGGCTTGCATCGTCGGCAGTGGAGTGCTGGTCATGGCTTCTCTGACCAAACCAACCGTGCTGGCGGGGGCTGGCGCGGGGGTAGGTCCAGGCGCCGGCGCGGGAGCCGGTGCGGGCGCGGGAGCCGGTGCGGGCGCGGCCCCGCCAAGTCCCCTCTCTTGCATCCAAGCAACGTCCGTGGGGGAATAGCCTAGCGAGCCCAACTGCGCGCCAGTAACGCCCATGTTGTTCAGGATGTTGATGCGCTGATTCGGGTCGGTAATGGAGCCCCAGTTAGACGGCATCTTCAAGCCGAGGCGAGCGAACTGATCTTCCGGCCGTGACTGGGGTGTGGGCTCCGGTGCGGGCGCAGGGCTCATTCCTTGCGCCAAGTTGCGCAAGTAGCCCCAGTTTTCATCGGACTGCTCACCAAACACGCCTGCAGCAGATTGGCGAATCTGCGCGTCCGTCATACCAGTACCCAACAGGCGGTTGTAGTCCTGAGCCTTTTGCTGCGCCGTCGAACCTGCGGTGACGTTGAACGGGTTGTTGGGTACGGTAGTAGCCATGCGGAGACCTCAAACAAAAATGGCCCGCCGAAGCGAGCCAGTGAGAGCACTGCAGACGCAGTGACCCGCAGAAGATTGTAGGTGGAAAGACAGCATTGTGATAGCTCCCTGTACTACAAGAGAGCGGCCTCGGCTTTGCGACGCTTTACGAGGCCGGGCAGAACCTTGCCGCCGCCGCGCACCCAAAGCATGAGCTGCTCTTTGGCGTCTTCCCAGTCGCCAGCGTCCACCCGCTTGCGCAGCGTGCTGGCCCGGTATCTGGCCACACCCAGGTTGTAGGCGAAGTCCGTCATGGCGCCGAGGGCCCGCGGACGCGCCAGGAGGCTCGGAGAGGCCTTCAAAACACCAGCCAGGTAGTTGTGCCTCAACTCATGCACCAGCCACTCCTCAGCGGTCTCCTTGCTGATCGGAGGGTGCTCCATGGTTACCTTGGTGCCGTCTGGCTTGAAAACGGTTCCGTAGCCAATCGTTGGGTAGCCCGCTGGGCAGATGTACGGCTTTAGCCGCAGCCCTTCAAAGGGCCGACACAGAGCAGCAGCAATGTCTACCGCCTCACTTACTGGACCGCTCATACACCCGTCCGACAAACCAGAAGGAGATGATCATGTTGAAGACGGCAAGGTCGTCTGCGCCCCACATCGTGACCAGCACTTCTTTCCAGTTGCCGTTTTGGTCCATGGCAATCAGGAAGGCAGCAATCTTCACAGAGGCGTACAGAGCCAGGAAGGAGTAAGTGACCATCGGACGCACTAGCGCTGAGATCGCAGAGACAAACCACCCGGCATTCTTGGCGGTCTCGGACTGCTCCTTGAACGCCTGGGCCATCGTGTCCATCTCGGCCATCGTCATCTGCGCTTCGACCTGCCGCATGGCGATCT